GTCATCCTCAGAGATTATCACTTCCCATGTATTTTCGTCAACTGTAAATTCATCTGCAACACCGAGGTAACTCCAAGGTCTATTCTTAAGTACTGTCAACCTCACCTTACCTCTAGAACGGTCTGCGAGAATCTGAGGCTCTAGCCCCAGAATAATGAACGATAGTTGTTCCAAAGCAGCAGATCCCCGCATCATTTCCTTTGTTACCCTTACCCAAAATGGTTCATCCTCTTTTCCTTTCGGTGGTTTGAACAATTCAGCAGCACTTCGGTTAATGTGAGACACAGCAATGATACACACATCGTTCGCAGCACAGAAGGCAGCTAGTTCAGTCATTACAATATCCAGCTCTTTTCGTTCATCTTCAACCTTAGATCCACTTACAATCATTGACAAGTGATCCAAAAGAATGTACTTACAACCCTCAACAAAATGCATGTGCTTGATTTTACTCATTAGTTCACTTACAGGTAAACTACCAAAGTGACCGAGCATAATTAGTCTATCATTGTTTGCAATTTCATCATAAGCAGCTTTAATCTCTTCTTCAGTTACTCCGCATTCCAAAGGTTTATCTTTAAACTTCAGGTAGTTAACCTTCAGCTTCGAGGCAACCATTCGCTGCAAAGTTTCCTTATTTGTTTCCTCAAGGTAGATCATTGCAACTTTATCATCTGTTTGTTGTATAAAAGCATCAGCAAAGAACGAAGTTACTGTGGATTTACCTACACCAGATGGTGAAGTTAAAAGCACAAGCTCACGTAATCTAAACCCGTGAATCTTTTCCATAAGTTTTGGAAAGCAGTGGACATAAACACCTTCTGGTCTTGGTTCAATTAACTCTTCAAAACTAATGTCACAAGCACGAACAATCTTTTCAGCAGAGAATACACGCCTTCCAAACTGCACCAGTTGGGCTAATTCTTTACTTTTATCAGCTTGCATGTAATCAGACGCATCTTTAAACTCACCATCGGCAAGAATAGTCATTAGACTCACACCAGAACCAATAAAAGCGTTGGCTACAGCATCACGTGCCTCATGACCCTTCATAATACCTTTCTTTTTCTCAGATGGTGTAGCGTGATCATCATCAAAGAAGATTGTCAATGCATCATATGAACGTACAAAGTTTTCATTCTGCATTGTTGATTCAACAGCATTAGCTGTACCCATTGGAATACTCACAACAAATGGCTCTAGCCCTTCGTACTTAGTACCTTTAACATCTTCTACACAGGATTGATATACACTCAAACAATCCCACTCACCCTCTGTAATTACCAAGTTGTTACGCTTACGTTGGACTTTCTCAGCAACCTCCTGACCGAATAATTTATTCGAGATTGTAACAGAACCAATTGTTGTCCAATGACCTTTTTCATCCTTTGGTTTTGTCAAATCCTGCTTCTTAAAACCAGTAATCTTACCTTTCTGATTGTACGATGGAAAGTAAAAAGCAATAGGTGTCACACCATCCTCTTCAGACACAGCGCAACGTACACCGAACTTCTCCATCGTAACCTTAAAAATATTCCTAGGCTTGTAGCCTTTGATCGGGTACTCAAGAATCTCTTCTACTGTTTCTTTTACTTTTGAATCCTTGAATTCATCCATACTTACTGCCTCCTTATTCCCAGCTTTCCAATACCCCATTAATCCTCCTTGATAACAAGTGTATGTTCAAAGTCTTTCAACTCTTGGTTAAAGATATCACTTACAATATCCCAATCACCGTTTGCTAATCCACAACCAACCCTTGGGTATCCGATTCTGGCTTTTTCAATACCACAGTAATCTAACCTGTGGCACAACAATTGTAGACAGTTACGAACAGCCCAATAATCAACATACTGCACGTTCTTATCCCTTCCGTAGTTAAACTGTGTGTACATATTTACTACAGCAAAATGAAAGTTATCACGAATTACCCTAGCAACAGATATAGTTCCGAGTTTATTTATGTCTCCCCTTTTTGTTTCATTATCTTTTTTAACAACTTCAGGATATCTCTTAGCAATTTCACCAGCGATTCCACTCTTCATTGTACACCAGCAATTAGCTCCGTGTAAAATGATATCGAAATGACCTTGTTCAGCTAAGTCCAGTAAGTTACCTTTTATTACTTTAATACCCGACCTTCTTAGTTTTTCTAATTCCATTTAATTCCAAACCTCCTTTACTCTGTAATCTACCGAAATTATCGTTTGATATGCCTTTTGATCTGAGCAGGTAACCCAGTGTACTTGCCTATCGTTAAATACAACAGGAACACCCACTGTAAGTTTTTTCTTACTTTTACCGCAATGTAGCACAACATCACCAGTGAGCACAAGAGGTATCAACATAGTTTTCTTACACATATCATCAGAGTGCTGTTCAATACAGGTTCTAAACACATGTGTAAGCACCGTGTGCTCAATACCTTGCCTAGAACTAATCTTAGGTAGTTTAATTTGAGACTTGTAGTACTCAATGAACCACCCACTGTCCTTTTCGTTTGTATATATCTGTGACCAGTTTTCGTAGAATGATAGGTGCTGATACTCCCGTTTAATACTAGACGGTATTTCAATCTTTGATAGAACCTTCATATATCTCCCATGTAAGTATGTACCTGTGTTGGAAACGTATGTTTATTCTATCACGAATTTCTGATCTGTCAAGCTTTGTGACTATAATATGTAACTATGAGCACCATAGTTAAAGTTTATAAGTGTACCCATTTACTTCGTATGCACTCTGTGGTAGAATTGATACATAAGCTATCATTTTAAAAACAACAAGGAGGGCATAAGAATGCTAACAATCGACTTAGACTCAAGTAAGATCAACATCGAACTAGAAAAAACAGAACAAATTAACTACATATCTGCACTCTATCAGGTTCCAGTGTGGCGTGTCAAGCAAAAAATTAAACAAGGGGTATCTTTACTGGAAATGGAGGCAGGGTTTGATCTTGGTGCAGAGCTGTAAATTCGTATTTATTTGGTTTGTAGTTTGTGTAACTGTGTTGACAACGGGATTACTGCGTGATACTATTCTTCTTGTTCCTAGGGTTGTGTTCCTAGGCTTGGATTTAATCGATAACATAAGGAGAAAAATATGGAAGTTCAACACATAGATGGCTTGGTAGGTAAGGCTTACAACTCGGTTAGGATGTTCAATAACATCGCTAACAATATCGGTAACAACACTCAACAAACACTTAGAGAAAGGTTGTTAAACCAAATTAAGATTATTCAGTCAGAATTAAATGAATTTAAACTTGGGGTAGAAACAAACGATCCTTTAGAAACTCTGGATGGTGTAGGGGACTTATTTGTAACCGCTGCAGGTGCTCTACAAATGGTAGATGAAGTTTCAAGAGCACGTGAAGCTTTACTTGAGATTTGTGATAACAACCTAAGCAAATTTATCCAAATATCTAACCCCAATGCACAACAAATTATACAAGACAGTGTAAAATATTATGCAGAGAAGGGTTTGCATGTCGTTGCAGAACTAAACAGTACTTTTGGTGTGTACGTACTCAAGGATCAAGACGGTAAAGTTCGTAAGCCAACTAACTATAAGAGTGTAGACTTGGTAAGTTATTTGTAATACGTTGGTGTTTTTAAGGAGGTCAGTATGAGTGAATTTAAAGAAGGCGATGTAGTTTTATGTATCAATGGTGCGACTCGAAAAGGTGTTGATGATGGTCTTTACGACAGATTCTACCCGATTAAGGGTAAAGCTTACACTATTAAAGAATCTCAGTTTGATGGTGATGTGGGAGTTGAGTTTGTTTCCTTGGTTGAAGATACCTATGACGATACACCTAGTTGGGATGTCTGTCGGTTTATTAAAATTGAAAATGGTGCTGAACAAACACCTGAAAAGTTTTCAGACACAATGAATAAAAATATTGCTACAATTGACGAAGCTGTAAAGCTGCCGAACACTCAAGGTGGTATTCCTGTTGTAAATGAAAAAGGGGGTGTAAAAAACTTCGGTGGAAAACCTGAACCAAGACTACTTTTTCAAAGCATGCCTGAAGCGGTACTTGAAGTAATTAAAGTACTAACATACGGCTCAAAAAAATACTCACCTGATAATTGGAAATTAGTTGATGATTTTGCGTATCACGATGCGTTCCAAAGACATTACCTAGCAAAATGCACTGGAGAACAAAACGACCCAGATACAAATCTTAATCATCTAGCACACATGGCTTGTAGTGTTTTATTTTTACTACAAAAAGAGATTGACAGAAATAAGGAGGAAAAATGACATTTGATTATCAAAAAGTAAAAGCAGTAGGTGTTACAAAGTCACTGATAGAGGGTGTTGAGGGTGCTGAAGAACTTATTGTGTATATGGCCAGAGTGAGTAATCCAAGTAATCAACTGAACATGCAAACAGCGAAGGGTCTGTTAAATTATTGTAAACGAAATGCTCACTGGAGTATTTTCGGCATGGTTAACATTCAACTTGAAGTAGAAACCACTCGTGATATTGGTCGTCAGTTGCTTCGGCACACAAGCATTGTCCCACAAGAGTTTAGCCAACGTTACGCTGACCCTACAAAAGATTTGTACTTTGTTGTGCGTGAAGCACGTATGCAGGACGATAAGAATCGTCAAAATAGTACTGAATGTACCGATCCTCAAATCGCAGCGTTTTGGGAACAATATCAAAAGAAAGTTATTGATACGGCAAATGAAGCATACGCTTGGGCAATTAGTAAAGGTATAGCAAAGGAACAAGCTCGTTCGGTACTTCCTGAAGGTAACACAATGAGTAGATTGTATCTGAACGCAAATATTCGCTCTTTAATTCATTACTGTGACGTAAGGATGCATGAGAGCACTCAGAAGGAGCACAGAGATATTGCAGAAAAGATTTGGTTGGTAGCAGCCGAACACTTTCCCAATATTTTTTCAAAACAATAACAAGGAGGATTTATATGGTAGCAGTAGTGGTGGTGTCAGTTTCAGAAATTCAAAAAGTAATTCCGGATTTTGATGATTCTTATGAAATTTTGTATGGTGATGATTTTCGTAAAATTCTTTGGAATCTTGGATGTGATATTAACAAACCAATCGAAAAACAAGAGGGTTTGACACACCGTAATCGTTTGAATGAAGTGGTTACATGCAGCCGTTGGGTTGCTAATGAAAGAACAGATAGCGAATGGATTAAAACAGGTTATGCTTCTCGTGAAGCTAAAAATCTATCGAGTGGAAGCAAATTAGTACGGGATCTAGACCCACATAAGTATCATCAACTGTAATAAGTAGTAGGAAATAATAATAATGACAAAATTAACGCAAATTGAGACACCAACAGATAGCTTAAAAGTTTGCTATCCGGATGCCCATAAATTTCAAGATTTACAACAGTCCGGTTTTTGGACTGCTAATGAAGTAGCTTTGGAAAAAGATATTCAACCATTAATGACAGAACTAACTGAAGCTGAGAAACACGGTGTGTTAGAAGTTCTTAAGTTGTTTACATTGTATGAATTACGTGCAGACGAGTTTTGGTCTGAACAAGTTAAAACAATGTTTCCACGTCCGGAGATTATTGAGTTGGCTCAATTGTTTGGTGCTGTTGAACTCTCTGTTCACCGCAGAGTTTACGATAAGTTAAATCAACTTTTGTTTTTGAGTAACGATGAGTTTTACAATTCATACAAAGAGAGTGAAGTATTGAAAGATCGTATTGCATTCTTAGATAACTCTTTGCAAAGTAAAGATAAACTAATTAAGCTTGCTACGTTTTCTTTTATGGAAGGTGTAATTTTATTCAGTAACTTCAGTTATCTAATGCATTTTAGAGCTAATGGTAAAAATAAATTACCTAATATTGGTTTAGCTATTCGATTCTCTGCTCGTGATGAGGATACTCATGCTCAAGCTAGTTCTTGGTTGTTTAGAACACTACGTTATGAGATGAAAATGGAAGGTATTGCAGAAGATTCTGAACTTGAGAAAAAGATTTATGAGATTGCTGAGTACGTTAGGCAACATGAGTTTGAAATTATCTCTAGAATCTTTTCTAAAGGTAAGATTGATGGAATTACAGAAACACAGATGCAACATTTTGTTGAGTCGCGTATCGATGTTCAGTTACAACGTATGGGACTTACCAAGCAGTATAATGTAAAGTATAACCCTATTGCAGATTGGTTCGATAAGATTGTTGATTCATATCAGTATGTGGATTTCTTTGCAGGGCAAGGTTCCAGCTACAGTCGTGGTTGGAACTCTCAAGGATTTGTTTGGTAAATAGAGGGGGTTTAATGACTGATAATTTATATAGAAAGCTTTCTGAAGAACGGAAAAAAGAGCAGGAGAAGGGTAACTTACCATATTGGTATAGTACTGGTGGTTACCAGTTATTTAAAGCGAAATATCTTTATGCTGCAGATAACTACAAACAACAGAAGCAAAGGATTTGTAAAACTTTGGCGAAGCATTCACCGAATCCTGAGTATTGGGAACTCAAGTTTTTCGAAATTCTTTGGAATGGTTGGCTGAGTCCTAGCACACCTATAGAGAGTAATACAGGTACTGATAGAGGTCTACCAGTGTCTTGCTCTGGAAATACTATTACAGACTCTGTAGCAGGTTTCTTTGAAGGTTTAACAGAGGTTGCTGTGCTAACCAAAAACGGCTTCGGTACCGCAAGTAATTTGAGTGATATTCGACCACGAGGGTCTAAGATTTCAACTGGAGGTAAGTCCTCTGGTGTAATGCCAGTAATTAAAATGTTTGTACAAAGCACCCGCGATGTATCTCAAGGGAACGTTCGAAGAGGTCAATGGGCTGGATACCTTGATGTAGAACATGGTGATTTTTGGGAAGTTATTCATTACCTAGAAGCTAATCCGGACGATTTAAACATTGGTTGGATTATTAAAGATAGTTTCGTTAAATCTCTTCAAGAGGGTGATGAAGAAGCACTTAAGAAATATCAAGCAATTATGAAATGTAAGCTTGTTTCAGGAAAAGGTTACCTGCATTTTATTGACAAGACTAACCGTAAACGTCCAGAAGCATACAAACGTTTGAACTTGGATATTAAAGCTAGTCAACTTTGCTCAGAGATTATGCTGCACAGTTCGGAAGATTATACTTACACTTGTACTTTGTCTTCAATGAATGTGGCAAGATACGACGAATGGAAAGATACTGATGCTGTATTTACCGCTACGGTTTTCTTGGATTGTGTGGTGTCAGAGTTTATTGAAAAAGCTGAAGGTATTAGACACCTAGAAAAAGCTGTTAAGTTTACAAAGTTAGGTAGGCCAATTGGCCTAGGTCAGATGGGTTTGTTTAGTTTGTTTCAGAAACGTAAAATTGATGCTGAGAGTTATGAAGCTCACCGACTCAATTTAGAGGTTGCAAAACACATCTGGGATAAATCTTTAGAAGCATCTAAATGGTTGGCTACAGAGTTAGGTGAACCGGAGTGGTGTAAAGGGTTAGGCGAACGATTTACCCACCGGATTGCTATTGCTCCGACAAAGAGTAGTAGTTTGCTGATGGGAGGTTTCTCTGAAGGTATTAACCCAGATCCTGCTATGGCTTTTGTAGCATCAGGTGCAGCAGGAGATATTGACCGATTGAACCCTGTTCTCTTGGATTTAATCAAGGAGAAAGGTCTAGATGTTAAACAATGTACTGAAGACATACTTAAGGATTCTGGAAGTGTACAGAAAGTAACTTGGTTGACAGAAGAAGAAAAATCTTGGTATAAAACAGCTTTTGAACTGCCACAAGAATTGCTGATTCGGTTTGCATCGGTAAGACAAAAGTATGTCGATCAGGGGCAAAGTACCAACTTATTCTTTGCTCACGATGATGACGAAAGTTATATTAGTGCTGTACATAAACAGGCATTCTTGGATGAAAACATCTTAAGTTTATACTATGTGTACAGTTCATCAGAAATTAAAGCAGAGAGAACGGGACATTGTTTGGCGTGTGAATAATAGGTTTAGGATAGGTTTGGAGTAATTAACCAAACCGATAAGGCTCACAAGTCCAGTGGGCTTTCCGTCTTTTATTTGGACAATTTATGAGGAACGTAAAATGAGAAAAACAAAAGAATATCCAAAAGAATTACTAAAAGAGCACCTTTATTATGATGAAACAAGTCCTACATTTTTGAGGTGGAACAAAGATATTTTTAGTGGGAAAGATCACAAGGTACTTAGTTACAGTAAAGGCGATGTGGCTGGATGTTTTGATAAAAATGGCTATTTAAAAGTGAGACTTAAACGCAAAGAGTACAAAGTACACAGAGTCGTATTGGTTTTACATGATATTGCTTTAAATAAAAAGATGGTAGATCACGTTGACGGAAACAAATTAAATAATAGGTTAGAAAATTTAAGATTAGTGGACAGATACGAAAACGCTAGAAATCAAAAGAAATTTGCTACAAATTCTACTGGGGTTACCGGGGTATATTTGTTGTGTTCAGCAAACAAGTACAACAGCTACTTAGCAAGAATAGTAGACTTAGATGGTAAAAGAGTATCAAGAAGTTTTAGCTTAGAAAAGTTCGGAGAACAAGAAGCCTTCCGTTTAGCTTGTGAATGGCGCAAACAAAAGATTGCCGAACTGAACGAACAAGGTGCTGGTTACACAGAAAGACACGGAACATAGCTTGCATGTAATAAATAATTAAATAAACCCCTTGACTTCTTTGAGGTCTTGAGGTATTATTTTATCTGTTGATAACGTAAAGGAGAACCAATGAAAATTACCGATGAATATGTAGAGTGGAGATTACCGAGTGGTCAAACTAAAGTAGTCTACAAAAAAGATGATCCTGCTCTTTATTTTACGATGGGATCAAATACAGAAGATACTGGAGCATTTGGTAGACCAAGTACTCCTCAAGAAGATTACAACGTAACTGAAAGTTACGGAATAGACTGGTAATAAGGGGTAAATATGAAAAAGAGTAAGTGCCCGGATTGTGGTTCAGATGATTTATACGTCATAGAAGAAACAATGTACGAATTAAATACAGACGAATTCTTTTGTCATCTGGTAAAGAGTTTTGACGCTGATGCTAGAGTAGAGTGCGGGGATTGTGATTGGAAAGGTTTTAGATACGATGTTGAAAAAGGAGACGAGTGAATATGAATTTTATTAAACTTACAGATAAACAAGGTAGAACTTTTTACCTGAACTTCGATAAGGTTGGGTCTTTTCAGTGGTCAGAATCGGAAAGAGTAACCACAATCTTTTCGGAAGATGTAATATTCAAAGCCCAAGAAAAACCTGAACAAATTTTGGATAAAATGTAAAGATACAAAAAGAAAACCCCGTAAGGTTCCAAGGATATCTCCAAGGTTCCTTACGGGGTTTTTGTTTATTTATTTAAGCTTCAGCTTCAAAAGCAAAAGTTTTACTGGTACTCATTAGAGATTGTGGTAACCAAACTCCATCTGACATTACAAGCGGACCACCAGAAGTTTCCAAAGTTGTAACACCTGTTGACCAGACCGTTTTAACTGCACTTGATCGAACCATTCCATCAAACCACTCCCAAGTTACCCCATCAGTTAGGTTCAAAAGTTTAAGTTTTCTTGGTCTGATTGGCATGGAAAGCTTTAACATTTGTTGTACCGTTGCGCCAGCGGTCAAACCTGCTGTTTGTAGCACTTTATCTCGGAAAGTTAAAACACCACCTGAAGGTGTAGCTGTGATGAATGTCTCTAAGGGCACCGTACCACCGGCGTTACCACCACCAGCAATGCTGATTGCGGATGTGTTAGTAAAGCCTGTGGTGGAGGCTACGGTTACAGTTCGGGCACCCAAAGCCCCGCCACTACTTACGGTTGTTGAAATTAAAGCGGTAGCGTCATTGAAGAATACACCTTTGTACTCCCTGATCCTTTCGTCCGCGGGATCTGGGCGACTTGCACTAGTTAGAATAATTGCCATGTTTTATTTCCTTATTATTGAGCGGTAAAGTAATCATTAGCCCACTGCTCGAAAAGCGGTTGGAACCCTAGTGTTGCCACTATCAGATCTCCAGCCTCGTTCGGGTGAATTGCATCAGATCCGGTTAAGTCTGCTGGAAAGCCCCCCGCAACTGTCTGGAAAGCTGCTGGAAGATTACCGTCCGTAACCAGTGAGTTAGTGTCAACAAAGTCATAACCTAGGCTTGCAATCTTATCCAAATACGCAAGTCTTCGGGTGTCGCTGTTAACGGTTAATGCACTAACACTAGGATTACCGGGAGTACCTCTTGGGTATCCGTTCCACATACCAACCCTAGCTCTCCAAAGACGTTGGGCACGTTGAGCAATCGCTGTCACGTTTCGCAGGTTAGTATCTGTGGATCCCAAAGACCATGCAACTTCACCTACAGACATATCGTTTACACTTGCAGCCTCAATCAAACAATGTGTTGCAGAGATCTGTTGACTCAACCGTTCAAAGTTCTCCCTGTACTGAGTAGAAGTTTGAGTAGAAAAACCAAAGTTAGCAATTTCAATAGGACGTGTTGGAGTAGACAAAGCAACAGCCACCTTGTGGTGCCAGCCTCCGGGATTTCGGGCTAAAGTGTTTGTATTGTTGTTTGTTAAGCTAGTACCGGACACAGCAACAGTCATTACTTTATAAGGACTCAGGTAACGAATACCAACCAACACTCTTCGACCTGTTGCGCTAGGTGTTCTACCCAAAGATGTGGTAAGTTTGTTACCATAAGCCCCCGCTGTAAACCACTTACGTTGACCGCTTGTCCAATCTGCTCCGGACGGATCCCAAGAAGATATCAAAGACAGCGAACCCTGTGGTAGATCAAATTCGGTACGAGCAAAAAGAGCATCCAAAGCGCCGGGAACATCACTACGAGGGATTGAAGATAAGGCTATTGGATCACTAAACAAAAGGTTGGACTGAACACCCGGAGGAAGATATGCTCCGGTCGCACCACCGTTAAACGTAACGACCACAGGTGAAGCTGCAAAAGCAGCATCCTGAACTTTGTCAGAGTAGTCGGCAGCAGCAACAGCACGAGCACCTTTAATAATCAGAGGTGTAGTTGTAGAAGAGTTTTGATAAATTAACTGTATTGCATCGTACTCACCAACTTCAATTGCTACGTGCTCAGTGCCGCTGTCCGTGCCGTTGTCAAGAAACGTACCTCCAAGAAAAATACTAGCGGGACTGTTTGGAAAAGTGCTCCCTAGGGTGGCGATACGAGTACCCCAGTTACTTTCTGCTGTAGCACTGCTAGCGCCGCCACCCATTTGGATTGTTTCTCCAGCCAAAGTTTGCATGCCAGTAACATTACCAGATTCATCCCTAACAACTACTGGCATGTCACTTAAAAAACCCTCCCCTGAAGAACCGTCTGTAAGTTTTATCCACACCTTACCTGTGGCTTCATCCATTTCAAATTTACTTATTTGACTCATTTTTATTCCTTATATTACTTTTAATTATGTGTTGACTCTACAGCTTTTTGAACTGTCTTACTAATACCTTGAAGTTTTAACCTGTCTTTTATTACTGCGTTTTCTACTTGTAGTTGTTGAATTTCTTTTGTAAATTGTTTATGATCGTTATAATTCTCATTTAATACGAAAGCTACAGAACCTTGTACAATTGTAAAGAAAAACAAAGTCACAGCCAAACCGCCTTTAAACTTAGCTACAAAATCTGAAAAAGATTTATTGTTATTATCGGTTACTTGCTTTCTATCTTCAAAAGTCTCTTCCAATTCATCTACGTCTTCTCGTATTTGAATTACACTCTGCCTAATGGCGTTTACATCTGCTAATATTTCTGATTGTTTTACAAGAATATTCTTTATATCTTCAAGAACTTTACTTTGAGTATTTAATTGAAACCCAATTCCTAATACTTCTTTTTCTAGTAAATCAATCCTTTGGTTTTCCTGTGGTATCATTTTTAATCTCTGGTTTAGGTAGAAGTTTTAATGCACTGGCTTGACAGAGGTAATATTGGTTAGATTGCTCTACGATGATCAGTATAAGATCGCCCATATTTACTTCTTGTGTGTTATCAAATTCAGGTAAATCCGGGCAGTTTAAAACTACCAGAGGGTCTTGTTTAAAAGAATCTTGAGAAGGTTTTGGAGGTGTAGTACAGGCAACTAACACCAAGGAAAGACAAATAAGTAATCTCTTCATCGTCTTGGCTCCATTGCTTTCTTAATAATGTCCTTACCTTCTTGAGGTACGATACATTCTTTATAAATCTCTTTGGTCAGTACTTCTTTAGTTGCTTTCTGGTATATTGTCTTGTTCTCTACAGTAATACCTTTTAAACCTTCTACAACAGCCTTGGTGAGTTCTTCCTTAGCTTCTTGTACCTTCGTATCAACCTCTGCTTGTAAAGCTCTCTGAGAGTCCATACCAAGTTCTATACCACGTTGTAGTTGATAGTTGGAGTAAACGTATCCAGCAACCGCAGTAATTAGCACTGCTACAATCGTATTTTTAAGTCCTAGTATCATCTTGATCTCCTTTTACTTTATCCTCAAGAGCTTCTGTAGTAATACTTCTCAAGTATATATTTACAAAAGTAATACCTAAAGCAATATAAGGGAGATATTCAGAACCAACAAAAGAAGCAAAGATTTGTGTTTGCGTTTCGAGTACAGCAAGAATACCAACTAAAGTATTAAACCAAACTGTTTTCGAGAGAAAGTATTTTTTCATATTAGATCCCCTTGGATATTTTGTCATATCCCTATTGCTTTCTTTGCTTTGTTTAAAAGCTCAGTTCTATGTTGTATACCATTCAGTCCCCCGTTAATTTTCCGGGTGATATTTCTGATATCGTCTTTGTCAGCTAAATCGTTAAGGTTATTTACAGACCAATAAGCACAAGCTATTTTACAAGCAACAGAGACATCGGAAGCTAAATCGGGATTTTCTACCAAACGATTGTCACCAAAAATTAGACTACTATAAGTAGAATAGTTGTTTTTAAAAGTCAATTGTATGATGCCTCTACCACGATACCTCCAACCATCTCCTGAAGCTTCATTTCCGTTACCCATTCGGTTAGCATAAACTCGATTAGCAATCTTCTGAGGGTTTCTTGCGTACTGAGTTTCAAGACCGTTTTTAAAGTATCTAGGAAATATCCTTAAAAGACCTTCTGCTGAGTAATTTAAATTTTCAGTTAATCGAGTAAAACCAGCAGATTCGTGGGAAAGTTGAGCTAAAAAGTGACAAACTCTAAGAGGGGTGTTTATTTCATAATTTATCATTTCTTCTGAAAGAATTCTCAGAAGGTTATCGTTCTTTTTAGCTACAGCAGTAAATGCAACAGCAATTGTTAATAGTCCCATAAATGATCCTTAATTATCTAGGTTATTTTTCAACATGATCCCATCCATCGCAGTGTTTTCTTTCGTGGTCTACTATGAATTGAGGTAAGTCTTTAATTATTGTATAAACAACACAAGATGTATATTTCCATTGTGAAGCACTCAAATCTTCAACGTAAAAAATAGCACAAGCCCAAAGAAAAATACCATGACCGCAAAGTCTATGAACTTCTTCAGGGTATTGTTCAACCACTTGTATTTGCATAGGTAATTCCGGTCTTTGCGATTTCACCCAAGTATATTCCGAGTCTCTTGGTGCCAATGCAGCACAACCTGTCAAAAATACTAGGTAAAACACAAAAGTCAACCTCAGCACCTTATTCATCAGACACCTCGCCAACGTTCACCTCATTGGGATAAAACCACATTGCTCCAGTTATTGTATCTACAATTCCAAAATCAAGTAAAGCAGCACCGAGTAAAGCTTTGTTGCTAACTTTTGACTCGATTATTTTTGTTTTGTCCTTGCAAATCACTTCAATGGTATTTTTACTCTTTTTTACTGTTACAGTTTTCCAGTGAGGGGTAACAAAAGATTCTCCTACTTGACAACCACTTTCTGGTAAATTGTTAAAAGTAATATCTTGGGAAGAACCTTCTGTTACGGTTGCACAACCATTTAAAATAAAAATTGTAATAAAAATTGCCAGTTTAGTTTTCATAAAACCTCCTTTGTTAAAGTACAGTCTTAAAAATACAACTAAACCAGCAACGTGTCAAGTGTTATTACTCTTTTTTATCTTCTTCTTTTGTCTTATTTTTGATCAACTCTGATTGTTTGAGTGAAGCTTCAAGTTGGATAAGAAAAGATTGTTTGCAAACCTGCAATTGTTGAGCCTTAAATTCTAAAGAACCTAATTGATTATCAATGTCAACAAGATGATTAACCATGTTAATTTGATCTTTAGTTAGTTCATCTTGGTTGTATTCTTTACCGTTTAAAGTGATAGTTTGTTTTTGTGTTTCTTGCATTTAATTTCTCCTTTATTTTTTAAAATTTAAGTCTACCTTGTCTTTGTATATTTGTCAACACTCAGACAGGGGTTGTTGTGTAAGTAATGTTTAAGTTTGGTAATTCTAACAACACCTCTTCTGTGGTCATTGTAGTGCGCAAACCGCTTTCAAATTCACCAACTAATTCATAAGCTTTTGCCCAAACTAAAGATCTCCAAGCTCGAAAAGCTTTACCTTCATCTTGAAATTTAAGAACAGAAGGTTCTTCCGCATAAGTTACAGCAGATTTAATGTCATCATAACCGTAATTTCTTGCTACCTCATCCATATGTTTTTGGATTTCAGACTGGATCAGTTGAATCTTTTGAGGTATAGTTAACTCTGGGTTTAAGTGCAAGTCAACTTCTTCTTGAGTCATCTGAACCAAATCTTCAGGAATAAACTCATCCTGAGAACCGTCCGTTTCGTAAGCAAAAACTTCACCTGTTTCTTCGTTTTTAAAATATTTCATTTAATCTCCTTGTTAACGCAATTCTGCCCAATGAGTAAAACCGCCCCCATCGAAACGATATACAGCTCCGTTTGGGACTATTGCCGTAAGGGTTGTGTCATGATTTGTCCCTGAATTGTTTGCAACTACTACACCGCCAACGGTCAAACTTGAAGATGCCGTAGTTGTTTCGGAAACAGACACCATTATAGACCTTCCTGTAGTATTTGTATAATTTGTCGCAACAGCACGACTTGCTGCTAAATTCTGCCAAGTTTGACCACTACCTACACCTGCGTTTTGTACAGCAGTTTGTACAAAAGCTGTAGAAGCTAGTCTATTATTGTTTGTTCCTGCTGTTTCGGTTTGACCTTCAACGGAGCCGTTTGCGAGAACTTGATAAACTGGAACTGCATTTAGAAGACCTTGGTAATGAAAACCTGTAGATCCTGTAGCTAACGCCGAAACATTGTTTATGACGCTTGATCCTGTATTTGAGTTGATCGTAACCAATGTAGCTGCGTTGCTATTACTCTGAATTACATGGTTTTGAGCTGCAATTTGATCGGCAATGCCAGCAACGCCACCATATGTCCCCGTATTACTCGCCTTGAAGTACCTTGCCGATGTGATTCGGGCGGCTTCTGTTGTGCCTCCCGCTGCAAACAAAATGTTATTCCCCGCCTGAATACCTAAATCAGTAGCTCCCCCACCAGACACAATAGCGTCGGCTTGTCCGATTCTTTTAAACCCAGCAGTCCCATCAAACCCAAGCGTTGCGCCAGAGGTCGAAAGAGTCAAGTTACCGTTTTGTGCAAGCATCATCGCCTGAGTAAACGTGATCGGGTTGCCTGCTGTGCCGCTGGGAGCGGTGAACCATGCATGAGTTCCATTAAACTGCTCATATCTAACGGCTGCACCTGTCGAAAGGTATTTCCAGCTAGCGTTTAAAGTGGCGTTTTGAGTGTAGTCAATAAACGTGGAATCTCCGCCAACTGCTCCACCTTGAAAAAATAATGCTTTCCCTTGACTCCAAGCACTCGGCGTAACCCCCAATCCTGCATTACCTGCGGGGTCAACAATGAACTTTACAGTTGAATTTGTAATTACCCCGAAAGGTGAATTGTCTACTGTTCCAACATATGCTCCGGTACTTGTATCGGTGCCTAAAACAACCCTTTGACCACCTGTTCGAGAAGCTGAAATTTGTGACACAGCACCATCAAAAACATCAATTTTGTAAGTAGGTGTTGCAGTACCGAAACCAACGTTACCACCAGCCGATTTGTAAATCTGCCCAGAACCGATGTTAATAACACCTGTACCACCAGTAAGAGTACCTGTGTAAGTAAAATTAGTCGTACTTATTGGGCCAGTAAAGCTAGCACCACTCAACAAAGCTCTCTTAAAAATTTCATCATCAATTTCATCAAGGTTTAGGTTAATCTTTGTTCCCCAAGTACCTCGACTAGCTCCAACTTCAGGCTTAACAAAGCCAAAATTAATTGTTGTACTATCTGCCATTTTGTTTCCTATTATTTATAGTTCTTCAGTAACGGTAAATGAGAACTCATTTCTATTTTCAAATTTATTTGTTATATCTGAATCCGTAAAAGATCCATAAATCGTTGTAGTCAAACCTACATTATTGTTTAGAGGAAATACCGAATATATTATAGGTCTGGTATTACCCACTTCAGTGATTTGTACAATCATGTCAGTTCTTTCTGCTTCACTTAAAGCACCAAACTTTCCTCTTATTTCTAATCTTGTATCTCTAGGTTGAATATACCTTTGACCTGCAATTGATTCTTTACTAACGGATCTGTCAATCTGCCTTATGTTCCAATCATAAGATAAATTAATTTCAAATACTCTAGCTTTAGCTAAAAACAAAACTCCTGCTTGAACATAAGTTACGTTTTCATCCATGAAATCTATCTTATAGAACGGTGAAATCAAAGTCTGACCAAAAGGAAGTAGTTGTACGTTTTTTCTAGTTGTAGCAGAAATTGGAGAGTTAGTTCCAAAAGCTCCTAACCCGTAGTCACCTAATCCGTAATCAACATCAACTTCTGTATTTACAGAAAATACATTAGGATCGTAATACTGATCAAACTCAAGTTCTGATCCATCCACCGCATCTAGCCAAGCACGGACTCTGATCATTCCAGAAGTGCTTAGATTAAGATCAACAATAGCCAAGTAATCAGCACCGTTAGCAGCATCTAATTGCGCGGAAACCCAAGCAGTGTTAGAGGTGCTTCGCCATATTTTGCTTCTTTGTGGATTTGTTAAATTTGTAACAGGTAAAGCAGCAGAACTAGCGGTAAGAGTAGCGGTATCGAGTTGATTAGAAAACATAAATATACTATTACCCATGTTACCTCATACTAAAATTTTAATTTTTTGAGTTGGATATGAACCATCAAATACATCTGAAACTTCAGTAACAATTCCTGTTACTTCTAGTTCATTTAATATTACAGTTACAGTGTTACCTAAATCCAACGTGTTAATAAATGGTGCCACAAAAGAATAATATCTTCTTGGTACTGAAAATAAATTTAATACATTCTGAGCTACGATTTGAGCATCAGATTGATTGTCAAAATAAGTTTTTAAAATAGGACTATCTGTGTAGATTAATTCACTATCCGGAGAACTCAAATTCAAAGTTGCTTCTTCTGCTTCTTTTTGTACAAACATAGCAATTGGAGTAGAAGCACCGACTCTAGGTTGTAAAACTGTCCAATTATTTTTGTAAGTATATTTTACAGAATCAAAAAGATTTTCTTCTGTTTCATAAGTCAGTTCACTAAGTAGCTCACTTTCGGTAAACAACTCACCCATTCCGGAAATCACAGGGTACTTTTTAAAGTTTAAATTCCCAAGTCTATCAACTAACCAATATGAACCACAGCCCAAACACAAATCATTCAAAATAGAATCTAAAGAGATTGTTTGAGTTATCAAATACCCAATTGTTCCAGAAGGCAAATCGTAAGTTATAGAAAAACCAGAAATACCAGCTTTTGTTAAAATATCGGATATTATTTGTTGTGTATTAGATAACCAAGTACCACCAACTTTCATCCCTTTTACGTCTGCTGTAACCTGTCCTACTGGATTATTTACAAGAGTAAAAGATCCAGTAGAAAGATTAACAGTGTATTGAGCAGGTGCCAATGTAACACCATCATCATAAACAGCGTCAATACTTTCAATAGCACCTTGATTTACATAATAAGTTCTTGTAGCTGGATCACCCAATACCGGAGTCATGTTTCTAACTAAACCATAACAAAAAGGATAACTACCAATCTCTAAAAGTTTACTTGAAACTTTTTCCCTATTATCTGTTATTTCTATACTATAAGACCCGTCAGAGCTTCCTGAAAATCTTTGTACAGTTCCAACAGCCAAAGGTATCGCATCAGTTCTGGGAAACAGTTTTACAGGTGCTGCAAGAAAACAAGACACAACAGCACCTTTAGGTGTTTGCATTTCTTCTTCACCGCTGGAAGCACCTTGTTTGTAAAAACATAAATTACTAGATAGCTCTAGACTACCAAAAGAAGTACTGGCATTACCAGTAAAAGGATCGTTTAGTGTCCTTCTGAACTCAGGCAACCCCCTGCCACCTATTATACTCATATAAGGTGTGTTAGCAGGGGTGTCATCTGGTTCGGTTATGTAATATCCGTCAGCGAGATAATAAGTTTTTGATGGGATTACATTTCTTTGTATTTCAACTAAAAGAAATCTTTCCGCATCAGGTTCTTGAAAATAATCAAGTATTGCCATTTTATTTTACTCCACTAGCGTAAACTACAAGTTCACCTCTTCTACTTCTATCTTTGATTTGTTTTAAAGTTTGTTCAGTAATTACTTCACCACTTTCAGTAACAACTTTTATAGATATTTCTCCACTTTCAACAACATCTTGTCTAAGTGCTCTTAGTTCAGCAACTACAGAACTCAAGTCTACATTGTTTTGTTGAACAGGTAGGGTGTTTAAGTTAGCAGTGGTTAAGGAAGGAATGTCTGCGGTTTGTACCGTACCAGAAAAACTAGGTGTCAAACTTATTCCTTGTTCTGCACCTAACAACTGTGCAGTCAAAACTGAAGCAGAGCTTATTGTTTGAAGTAAACTAATTGTTTCTTGTTGATAAGTAAGAGGTGCTAAGTCTTCTAATCTTTCAGCAACCAATCCGGCTTGTGAAAAAACCAAATCTCTCAATCTTTGATATTCAGGTCCACTGGCATATATTTCACTAGCAGATCCTAAAACTTCACTAATCAAAGAATTTACAGAATTACCAGCTTCAATTAAAGCTTGACCTTCAGAAGAAAGCGCACTACTTACTGCTTTTTCAAACTCTTGTTGTAAACTAGCAAGCTGATTTACAGGAGTAGCATCATCAAACAAAATATCATTGATTGTTTGTCTAATGTTGTTGGCAGTCTCAAGCATACTTTCAGAAAGTTGTTTCTGAAGTTCTATAGTCTTTTCAATTGCTTCTTGTTGTTCTTTTTGAGATTCTAATTCTGCATTTTTCAATGCTTCTGTTTGATCTTTTACTTCTACAAAAGCAGAAGACAATCCAAGTAGAGCTAAATATGTTGCTTGACCCTCAACTGTTGACAAATTTTGAGCTTCAACAAGTTTTTTATAATCAGAAGTCGATTCTGGAACAGATAAACCTAAAGCAGCAAAAGCCTTATTAAGATTATCTGTTGCGAGAGCCAATTTCTCTTCTTCAGAATAAATTGAAGAAATATAACCTGATTGTAAATTTTGAAGATTTTGAATCCCACCAGATAACAAAACAAAACTTTTAACTGTTTCGATAGATTGATTAGCAAGTGTAGCTAACGCCCCACCTAATTTTGGAAATTCATCGTTAATGGTCTTCAGAAGTTTAGCATCTGACAGTGCAGTATTTAATCTTTCAAGAGAATCTGTGAAGGGATTTACAGACTTAAATACTTCATCTATATTGTCTTGGAAGTCTGACTTTTGTAAAGCAGCTACAATAGCTCTGGTAGTTTGATCTGCAATATTTGCATCGTTTAAAGCTATCTCACCTAGTTGGAACAATCCGTCAAACTGTCCTTCTGCTGTTTGATTACTATTGAAAATCTGCCTTCCGTTTTGAACAGCTCCTAAATTAAAATTAGGATTCTGACCTTGACGACCAGTGTTACCACCGATGTAGAATTCGATTCCTCTTGCAACACCACCAAGTGAAGCTACAATATCATCAAAACTCTTTTTGGTTTCGTCTGTAATCGGTTTCAATAGTGCAGGACTCAAGTTACTAGCAGAAATTTTACCACTACCACCTAGACCACCGAATATTTTACCACCGATAAAACTACCTATTGCAGCACCTATTGGGCCACCAAAAGCTCCACCAATATATGTACCAGCAGCACTACCGAGTCCTCCGGTTACATTACCTTGAAGAACTGAAACAATCGATCCTGCATAAGGAGCAATCTCACCAGCTAAAGAACTAAGAGAGGAAGCGTTTGTTGCCAAAGATCTTCCTACATCAGCTAATGCACCATTAGTGCTAAAGAAAATAGAATTACCTATTTTTTCCAACACTTGTGGATTAAGAGCTATGTTTTCAAGCCCTTTTTGTAAAGTTAAACCTTCAATTCCACCGGAAGCAACAGTACTTGCAATACCAGCTAAACTAGCAAAATCAAAACCACCGGAAGCACCGGGAACACCTAATGCCCCTGCGATAGATCCGGCAATATTTCTTACTGTAGGTTCAATAAATATTCTAAAAACTTGAGCTTTAAACATATTTTTCAATATGTCTTTACCTTTTTGACCACCACCTGCGATTGCATCAGTGATCGATTTAGCAATATCATCTTGAATTTTTTCAAATTCTTTTTTAGTATCCTCTGCTACTTTTAGAATTTTTTCCTGATTTTCTATGTCATCTTTAAGTCGATTACGTTTTTCTAAAAGCTTAATTTCTTCTTCGAGTCTAGCGATATCCTCTGGAACAACTAAGTCAGCTAATGCAGCGCGTTTTTTACTTAATTCGTACTCTCTGATTGCAGCAGAAGATTTGCCAACTAAACGTAATTCGTCTTCTAATTTAGAAATTTCATCTTGTAGATTTTTAATA